AAAGGGGTTATTGGTCCTGTTCGGGTCAAACAGATGCACTGCCTTGATGCAGTTCTCGATGCCGTCGGAGACCATCTCGTCACGGAAAGAGTAGCCAACAAAGTTAGGCTTGGTCGACAAGCGCTCACAGATCTTGAAGATACAAACTCCAATATATTCTGGAATCCTAGTCTGAGGATCCTCTACCAGCGCCTTTCGATACTCGACGATCGCTTGATAGAAGTCCTTGTTGTTCACGTAGTGTCGCTTTGCCATTACAGTTGACTTCCTTGCTGTTCCATGGTATAAGGGGCTGAGACCAAACCAAACCCATTACAGGTCAATGTTGTATAACTTATATCTAAACTTCTCACTATTGTAAATCTTTATCCTCTCCACAAAGTGGAGAAGTGTATGATTCTTTGAGGATTTCCATGACAGGTCATCGGCTATGTCGTAGAGTGTGGCAGAGGTCTTTGTATCGGTGGTCCTGAGGCCTCGACCGATCGACTGAAGGTTCCGCACCCGAGACTTTGATGGACTTGCAAACACGACGTTCGAGAGGTTCTTGATGTTGATGCCCGTAGAGCTTGTGCCGTAGGACGCAACGATGATGGCGTCCTTCTCTGTCTCTATGATCCGTCGGATCTCTTCCCGCTTCTCACCGTCAACGTCACCAGAGATGAAGAACACCTTGCGGTCCATAGCGTCTTGGGCTATCATGTCGTGGAGGACCTTGCCGTGCTTCTCCACGTACTGGAAGAGCAGGAGAGTGTTACCCTTCAGTGACAGAGTCAAGTTCTTGATGAACTTGTTCCGTGAGTCAGATCTGACAAGGAAGTCCATCTCAGCTTGGTATTCGGCCTTACACATAGTCTTCCTCACTTCCTGCGGGTACTTGAGGACAAGGGCCTTGATGGTCAGTTCAGCAAGGTGCTTCTGCTCCATGAGGTCTGCGGTCGTGGTGACTTTCCTGACCGCACCGAACAGTCCCTCAAGGACAAGCTTGTGTGTCTGAGTGCCGTCCAGGGTTCCGGTAAAGCCGAACCTGTACTTGCAGTTGTCCATAGCCGAAAGGATCGACGTGAGGGACTTTGCCTTGAACAGGTGTGCCTCGTCGCCTATCACCACGTTGAACTGTTGGAACCACTTCTTGGGGAGCTTATAGATGGACTGCCAGGTACTTACAAAGAAGATCTTATCAGAGTCTTTCTCTTCTCCTGACATGATCTTGTGGACCATGCCCTTGGGTAGTCCGTAGTCCTCAAAGTCGGAAGCCATCTGGTGTACCAGAGACGTGGTCGGCACGATGATGAGCGTCTTGGTCCTGTAGTAGCAGGCAAGCAGATAGATGATGAGTGATTTACCAGAGCCAGTGGGTGAAAGCAAAAGTGCACGGCGCTTTCTGACACCGTGCACGAACGCTTCTATCTGGTAGTCTCTTGGTTGATGCTTGGGCTCTAGTTTCTTGATGAAGCTCTCGGCCTCAAGGAGAGAGAACTCTGTGTCTCCAAAGTCACCGTCTAGCTCTAGCTCGTATCCCCTGCTCTGACAGAACTGCTCTAATTCATGAATAAGACCACAATAAAGCAATCTGGTGAGTGGATTCAAGAGTCTAATTTTGCCGTCCCAGACTCTGTTGCGATATGCAGGTGAGAACTTGGCGCCTGGAACTTCAAACGTAAAGTGCCCGGCAATCTCCATAAGGAGCCCGGGCTCACAGTCTATCTTAAGGTGTACCTCGTTGTGTCGTCTTACTGTTATCTTGTCCATTCTGATTCCATATCAAATCACCCGCCGTTGGTCCACCTCAGGAAGTCGATGGCATTCTTAATTAGGAAGTTCCTGGTTTGCAGACTCTTGATGATAGAGTCCAGGAACTCTACCTTCTCGCCCTGGATGCCGATCTTCAAGGACAAGTCAATGATGTCCCTGTCGGCCTCAATGTACATCGGAATGTCAGCCTTGAGGATAATGCCTCTTGGAGGTAGTTCCCACCCGAGCTTTTTGGTCTCCTCGGTGTGGCCCTGACTGTAGAACTCGTATTTTGAGAGCTTGAGCTGCTTCATCTGAGCCTCGAGCTTCCTCAGGGAGGACCTCTCGGACAACAGCATCATGTAGTATTTATGGTGGAGCTTAGGGATCTTTAGGCTCTCGTTGCCTAGATCGGTCTGGTCTATCTCGCTGTCACGCTTCCACTCGTCAAAGATCTCTTCAAACTTCATGCTTACTTCCCGGACCATCAAATAAGACTTACTATAATACAAATATTCTAAATGTCAACCCCCAATAAACACAGTACTAAATCCGGATGTTATTACGTTATCAGACCCGTATTGATCACCTATTCTACCTACACGCCTACCACCTATGAATACAGTCGATGAGCCCGAGCTCAATGTTGAGAGATCAGGACCACACCCACCCGCTAGATGGAAACCAACTGTATCTCCTAGAACTACAGGAGGAGTGCCCCCTATGAAAACTGTACTTACAGAAGCGGCACCAGTAACAGTTCGCACAGGAAAGTTACATCTCTTTCCTGTTCCAGTCCTAGAAAATACTGTACTGGATCCACCCGCCAACGCTATTGCTGGCATCTTAGATACTCCCTGCTGCTAGATCTGCTTGAAATGATGCTAGTCCGGGCGGCCAACCCCAGTACGAGAATTGACTGAACGTTCTGGTAATTTCTGAATCTTGCCCGGCATTTACCACCATCACATATGCTGCTGTATATTCATATGAAAAGTTGGTGGGCTGTGTCCATTCAATAATGGCAAGATACTCCGGAAGTCCTGAAGTTGAAACATCGTTGGCAATTGGAAATTCTTGAGAACCCGGTGGGGATGGTAAGACTAGATTATATGTCGAGTTGAATACCGCATCATCGAGAGTGCCACTCATTCTTAATACCCTCTGGTAAGAGGTCGATGAAGTGGTTGTAAATGTTACCCCAGACCTTCCGGGTGTTGTAAGTGACAAGGACGATATGACTACAGGTTCATATATCGGTTCACCACCACCGCCTGACACATCTTCATATAGGTTGATGGTAAGGTCTACAATGTAAGTGAAACCGGAAAATGATGAGAACATATATCCTTCTGCTGCACCAGGATTTTCTGGGTCATCATCCGGGTAATCATCACCAGGAATTTCCGGAATATCAACAGGTGTTTTAATGACGGTCAGAACATACGACATCAGCTTACCTTAGTAATATCGTACGTGATGTACCTGAATGTCGCAGAAGCTTCAATATAGTCTATATCCTCTGCGGACGTGTTGAAATCTAAACCGGTCAGTCGAGTAGGAAATGCATCCTTGAACACGACGTCATAGTTTGCATTTCTGTTACTTGTCAATACTGTCAATGAGATATCGGACCTGATGGACTCACCTGATACAGCATTTCTTGATGCTATTTCTCTATACTCGCTGAACGACCTCTTGCCGAGAGCTCTCACCCACTCGTGTATCTCCATGTAGTTCCTGAGGTTCTCGTCTACCTTGAACGACAGCTCGAGCTCGTCATAGAGCAGGTGGTCACCGGGAAACGGCACTCGAATCATGGGGTTGTTCACGTCGATCTCTGGGAGTGACAGGCCTGGTATGTTTACCCTCTGAACAAAGAAGTTGACGTGTGGCGCACGCTTGAGAGTAAACTTAAAGTTCAGCGGCGAGAGAAAGTTCTTGTTTGGTACTTGATCGACCGACATATTAAATCTCCTTTGATCTGTATTTATCAGCTCAAACTAAAAAGGGGAGAGCCGAAGCTCTCCCCAGTCCGTCCAGTTGATCTGGATCTTATGGTTCAACTGTATTTATAGCTTTTTTGGTCTTTGGTTTTCCGAGCTGTGCTAGGCTCGCTTTCAACTTACTTTCCTCAGATCTGGGTGGTCTGCTCTTTGCACCGAGTGATAGTGCTTCTCTCTGCTTTGCCGCCCATTCTGGGTCTGACCACCTAGACTTAAGTCTTGTTGAGGATAGCCCTGCCTGCTCTTCTTTGGTCATCTTGGTCTTAGGTTCGGCTCTCTTGCGGGTTCCGTTGTTCCACTGTTCCTTCATGTGTTTACCGTTCTCGAGCTTCCACTCCTCGGTGTGGGGCTTGTCCTTTCTTCCGTCGGACAGTTTTTCCCTGTGTTCATCAGAGAACTTGTAGCCCAATTGTTGCTGCCGCTCTTCAAACTTTGCCTTCTTGGATTCCGATATCTTTTGACCGACTGATGGGTCTCTCGGTCCGAACTTTTTTCCCTTGTTGGCTTTAGAGATCTTTTCGCCGACGGTCTTAACACCTTCATCTGTGGCGTGCCACGGTACAAATCCTACAATATTGATGTTGTAATATCTAGGCATCTTTGTATTTGGTGAGACTTCTTCAAACCTGATATTGCTTAACCAACGTTGTTCTGTCAAATACATTTCTTCCTTTGACTGTATATCGGTGGTCAGTATTCTACGTCTAAAATCTGTAGGTCTATTTTTATAGGCTCGTTTCATCCAGGACGAACTGCAGATATATCCGTCATCAATGTGTCCCCAATGACAACCTATGTAGTATCGCTTGTACTTGCGGTCATACCAAATATAGACAAAGCCGTATTTTTCGGGGTAAATAGACATGTGCTGACACTCCTGTTCAGTGTTAGAGTCCATGGGTATTTGCGGTACCGCGATGGACAATTTTAGTGCAAAAAGAAACCCTGGGAAGTTTCGAAACTTCCCAGGGTTATTTATTACTTTCCTAAGCGGAAAGTGTTCAAACTACAGAAGATTGTTGACAATCACCCTGCGGTAGTACACGTTGGTGTTAAGCGTCAGAGCGCCAGAACCAACCGTCGAACCCTGGGCGAACGGATTGGCAACCATTCCGTACCTGGTCTTGAAGCCGATCTTGGGCTGGAAGGTGCCCTGATCGACCGCACGCACCATCTGCAGGGGCACGTATGGGCAGTAGAACAGACCGGCGTCGAAGGCCGAAGAGCCCTTGTAGCCGACAGTCAGGTAGTTACCACCGATTGCATACGGATCAATGTAGACCTTCAGGCGACCGTTCAGGACACCTGCAAAGGTGTTACCCGTGTCATCGACATTCAGGTTGTTTGAGTTAAGGGCGGGAGCATAGTCAAGAACACCAGCCATCTGCAGGGCCGAAGCAACGTCGGACGAGCAGATAACAATGTTACCCTTGCCACGGCGAGTCTGCTTGGCGATCTGGTTGGCTTCACGCTCAAGCTGGAACATCAGGCCCTTGAACTTCTCAACCGACCAACGGCCGTTGGAGTCTGTGTCAAGGTCAAACACACCGACAGTTGTTGTGTTCTCTTGGGCGCCCGGAACGGCTGTGATGTTGATCGTGCGAACAACTTCACGGTTGATTTCGGCCAGGATTTCAGCCGAGAGGATGTTGGCAAGCTCTGTCTCAGCATCGAGGCCGTGGATTGCCTTGAGGTCTTGAGCCAGTTCCATGGTGTACTCGGCCTTCAGGGCACGTGACTTGGCTGTCACTGTAACCTTTTCGATCGAGAATGCCATCGAGGCAAACATGGTGTTACTGTCAGCACCGAGGGCTTCAGCCTGGGCTGTCGACATGCCTGTGCCGGTGTTGTAGGTGTTAATGGCAGACAGACCGGTCGTGTTTGAGTCACCCGGGATCGAGCCGACAAACTTCTGACCGAATGTGTTGGCGCCTGTTACAACAGACGAGAACGAGGTGTTGACTTCGTTGTAGAATGTCTCACCACCAGCCAGAGCATTGGCGGTTGTTGCGTTAGCGGCATAGCGTGAGCGCATGGCAAAGATCAGGCCTGTTGGACCAGTCATTGGCTGTGTGCCAGCAATGTCGTAAGCAATCAGGTTTGGCATTGCACGGCGAACCAGGCTGATCAGCACTGGGTCAAACGTGTCGATGGCGCCTGTACCGGCTGTTGAGCTAGAACCACCCATGTTGTTGAGTGGCAGAGCCGAAGTGGTCTCCGTCAGGGTCTGGTACTGACCGTGTGAGGCCGATTCACGGAGAGCCTTCTCCGTGTTCTCGAGTACAACAGCTGTAACTGAACGCCTGTGAGCATCCTTAATTGCCGGTAGATCGGCATGCTCTAGGATTGGGGCCCACTTCTTTTGAACTTCTTCCTGTAGAAACATTTTAGTCTTTCCCTTTCTTAAGGTTTGATTTTATTTATAAAGCTTTACTTCTTAACGGTTCTGGAAATGGCTTGAGCATACCTATTCACAGATGGATCATAGGAAATTGTTGGAGTTGCGATGTCACCCTCGAAAGTTTCCTCTTCAAGGTTTGATCTTGTCGTCGACCTGACAAAGTAGTTCTCTTTCACAACTGAGAGCTTCCTTGTATAGACATCTAGGTCGCCGTCGAACTCAATCCCCTCTGCCAGTGCAAAGAACTTTTCGGCCTGGGTCATTGTCAGATCATCAGCAAGGTCCTCAAGAACCTCCTGTCTCTTTGACTCTGTAAGAATATCCATAAGTTCCGTATTCTCTTCGATTACCTCGGAAAGACTCTCCTCAAGCTTTTCAACCTTTGCGGTGAGTGCTTCCAGGACATCAACCTTGTCCTCTGGTACGTCAATATAATGCTCTGCAAACAGGCCCTTGAGCCCGCCGATAAACTCTTCCATGATCTCGTTGCGGAGAGAAGACTCGATAGCTACCTGATTCTTTTCCATCCACTTTTCGACTACGTAGTTGAGGTACGAGTCTAGACCTTTTTCGATGGACTCAACTGCAACAGCAAGTTCCTCGTCAAGCTTTACATCAAACTCTTCCTCGAGTCTGGCGAGCTCAACAGTTACTCGTGCACTTACAGCGGCCTCAAACAGTGTAGATGCCTTGTCCTTGAACTCTTCTGAGAGCTCTTCACCGGCAAACATCTCCTCAACGTCTTCCTTGACGGAAAGCTTAGGCATGGGATCCTTGGTCTTTGGTCCCTTGCCAGTCTTCATGTCGATTGAGGACTGATTGGCATCTGCAGATGCGCCGGCTGGGAGGAAATCCGCTTCCTTACCAATCTGTGCAATTACGTCATGGTAGAACTTGGAAAGGTCCTCCTTCTTCATGCCGTTCATGATGCCGAGAGTTCTAGTCATGAACTCAATCTTTGACTTTGGATCCTCACCTGCAGGGCGTGATCCAGCCTTTAGTGTTGCGGCGCCTAGAGACTCTTCAGACACGGTCTCGTCGAGCTCTTCAATTTCCTGATCATTTACTTTAGACATCAAAGGTTCTCCCTCGTGTACTTGATTTAGATGTATTTATAATTACTTGGACTTTGTCGATAAGTGATTAATAAAGCTCTCAAAAATACCTAGCTTTGATTGCTCTATCTGATCCATGGTCATCTTCTTTAGAGTCTTTCTGGTTTCATGGAGCGTTTCCTGGTACCAGGAATCGGTGGTTGCATCATAGACCCAATCCACACCCTCCATTACACCCTTTACATATGCATCAGGCGCCGAGGGATCAGCAACAATATCAGCTGCAGTAGCAAGCCTGAAGTCGTCCTGAACTTCCATAATTCCTTGCTTGTTGGCCTTGAGAGAACCAAGACCCCTAGAGGATACGCCGAGGTTTGCACCAGACTTCAGGAGACCCTTGGCGATGTTGCCCATCGGCGTCTCCGCTAGCTTGGCCTTACCGATGTAGTTGTCACCGTCTTTTTTGAGATTGGTGATCAAGTGTGATACTCGATCAAGATTGATCTGAGGTCCGTCTGGATGACCAAGCTCACCGTATGCTCTATTGTTGTTTATGTGTGTCTCAACATACTTGGAGACAGCTGCATCCATGACATTAGCAGGATAGATCCTACCGTTTCTGTTAGGTATTCCAGCTTGCAAAAAGGGACCTTCGATGAAGTAGTCTTTCGATCCGTCTTCCCTAGCCTCAGTGAGGTAATTGAGTTCTTCCGTAAGTTCGGTAATGAGTTTCATATTACCCTCTAAAAGCTGCTGGGGTCGCTGAAATAGCGACGTTAGCTGTTAGCGTATCGGTCGGTAGTTTTTCTACAAACACGTACTGGTTAGCAGGAACAACAAATGTTCCCTTAACAGCACTAGTGTTTGAGGTTACCGTGACCAATGTAGCGGCATTTGATGCAAGATACACCACGGCAGAGCCATAAACAGTATTTGCCGAAGTAAGTGTAATAACGTTAGCAGATGGCTTGACGATGTTCATACGTTTCGACCCGTATTTACATCTGCCGAAAAGTTCGGCAAAGTGTTTCTAACGGTTGCACTTGACATGTCGATGCCGCCCTCATAGGGCGCTGTCTGCTCTTCGTGATCACCATAGACCATGTAGTCATGGACAGACGTGATCTGATCCTTGGCCTTAGCGATCTTTGATTGGACCCACGGTTCGATCATCATTGAGTCAGGGATCTGCATGACAAGGTGAAGAGCCTTGTTGGCAATGGCCTTCAGTTCGGCCTTTGCCATTTCAGCAGACTCATCGTCGTCCCCATTTGAACCGATCAGAGGGACAGTAAGGGACTCCGATATCCTACCGCCGTATGTGAACTTTACGTTGGTGCCGTAGTTCTTTGCCACATACTTGGCTGCCTTATTTGTTGCTTCAGTTCTGCTAGAACCCGGGACTGTAATCTTTAGTCTGGTGCCCTTAGGCTTCGCTCCCATGGGCTCGCTGGTCTTGTCGTCGACCATCTTGTGTCCTCTGGTGTCATCAGCGGGCATGTGCACGTGGAAGAAGTGCTTTTCTTCTTTTACGGTCTTACTCGGACAAGCAACATTCTCGTGCACCGGGCAGTAAGTGCCTTCAGCCGTCATGTTGCATGACGCGGCTTCGGTCACCTTATCATACTGCGCCTTGTCCTTGGGCTTCTTGTGACCGTGTTTCTCTTCTTTATCGAGCGAGTACTTGGTAGTGCCCTTATACACGTCGTCGCCGTTTCCGACACGGTCCTCGTGCTTCTCGGTGCTGTGCTGAGCAACAAAGTCTTGCTCAGCCTTAGCCTTTGGGGCGTAATCGACACCGGGGTCCTTACCGGTAGAGCCAGGTACCACATTTGACTTCTTCACTCCGGCCAAAATGTCCTTGAGAGACTTTGCCATCTCATTCCTCCTCTGACTCTAGTTCTATATCTTCATCATCGGCATCAAAAGATGGATTGAACATTGCTTGTGCAACCTCAATCTTTTTTGCATCAATTGCAGTTTCAATTCTGTTTGCAATCAGAGAGTTGAATGCATTGCCGAACTCGATTGGCTTCTGTTCCGAGCTGAACCTGATCAGATCAGCTAATGTGTTTTCTATCTCTGCCATGGTCATCATCCTAGATGTTCATCTTGTCTGTAATCTGCTTGTTCTTTGAAAGCAGCATCAATGCCGATCTATATTTAGACTCATCCTGGATGGAGCGGTTTTCAGGTCCCTTATCTTCCATCTGTCTCTTGATGATCATTGCTTGCTTAAGTTGTTTGATCTTGTCATCATCAGAATCATCATCAGACTGATCTTGATCCTGTGTTTGACCCTGATCTTGATCCATATCTGATCCATCGGAAACTTGAGTATTCCACCTAGGATCACCCTGCTCTGCATTGATCTGTTCGTCTTGCTCTTCGATATCGTCGTCGGACTGTCTCAGGATATTGCGTCTGGCCCACTCGTGTGAGTAGTACTTACCTATAATACCGCCCTGCTCCATGGTCATCATGAGCTGGGCTCTGTTCTGCATGATCTCTGCGTCTTTAAGTTCGGTAAAGTAGTTATCACGAGCAAAATCATACTTGACATCATTGGTGATCTGTTGCCACTCTTCGATGGACATGATGCCCTTGAGGACCAGCTGCTTTTCAAGTACCTGGTTGAACAGGTTCGAGAACCTACTGCGTAGCCTGACAATGAACTTATAGAACTTGAGCTCGTCTCTTGTAACTTCAGTTGCTCTACCGATAGAGAATAGGGCATCTGAATTGAGTCTGTTCACGGGAACATTGAGTGTCTGATAGAGTCGCTTCTGAAAGTACAGAACGTCGTCCATCTCACCGAGAGTCTGCCCGCCCGGAAGTGTAGTGACTTCAGTTCCGCGGCCGCCCTCACGACGAGGCAACCAGTAATCCTCAAGCATGGTCATGAACTTACGATCATCACGAACCTCACCGGTCGATGCATCGTAGATGAGCCTGTTCTTGTGCTTGATCATGATGTCACGGACATACTGTTCCGCCTTCATCTTCGGCAAGTTGCCTACGTCGATGTACCAGATCCTGCGCTCAGGTGCTCTGGCTAGACGATAGATGATCAGTGCGTCTTCAAGAATGCGAAGCTGATTGATTGCCTTGATAGCCTTGTGGAGATAGGACAGGACCATAGTGCCCTGTGTGTCTGTAAGGCCTGACGTGACGTGGACAATAGAGTCCTTGGCGATCTTCATACCAGAGGTCGAGGGTCCGACTACCTTGTTACCGTAGTTAAAGCCCTTGTCGTTGTAGACGTAGTACTCGTTCTGAATCTTGGGAATGACGACCTCACTGCCGTCGGTACCACCTGGAGCTCTCTTCTTGCCGATCTCACGGACCTTTCTGATCTTTCGAGGGTCGACATACCTGAGCTCTTTGATGCCCTCTTGCGGAGCATCTCTGCTTATGATAGCGTGGTAGTAAAGTCTACCATCAATGTACCAGCGCC